TTAAGGTACGTACTACCGTGCAAATACTGCCGAATTAATTTGACTAGTAATTTGAAAGCAAATCCGATTCGCGAGTGCCATTTAAAATCAAGAGAAACGTTTTCTAAATACATATATCGTCTTCATGAAATTGTGAATAAGAGACTGAATAAAAAATCAGGATTGTCTTATTGCGACGTTCGCGAGAGATATGAGCATTTTAGGTCAAGATGCACCAAAAATGACCCTCCTCCAAAAATATTTAATTTTTCAAAAAAAAGAGAAAAAGGATGCACTGAGCCGCTTTACGGACATAAAGCAAAATGCATTTTATCGATTGTTCCGCAAACAAAAGATGTCCCATCATTTCATGTAGACGACAAGTGTATTAAACATAGAGCGGATGCTGTACATGACTAATTATTCATTTTTTAATAATTAAATAAAGAATTTCATTTTTATTTCATTTTAAACATGAATATTATAATATATTTAAATTATATATTTATATTATAATACCAACGACCAATTCAACTATATCAGGTATGACAAGTAAAACAGACAGTATTTTATTTTTAATTTTAGCATTATTGCTCGCGCTCATCGGTTCATTCTTTTTTACACCGGTTCGAGAGAATTTTGTGTCACATCTTCTTCAACCTGGACAATTTCCAACCAACGTAACGAAACCATTGTTGCAAGGAGACTATCCTCTTCAAAAAGGCGGAGGAGGATTATCAGATTTAGACAGTAGATCCATGTCGGCATATTATCCCGTTTTTCCAAGTAGTTATCTTCAAAGAACGAACAATGTTCGATACTGGGCAACACCGAACAACGGCACATGCAGCCCTGCAAACATGTGCGGAACATTATACGAAAATAAAAAAATAAATATTCCACAGTTTCCTCCAAGCATTCCTTTTTCATCAAAAGATACACGCGTTAATGTTTATGCGTATGATGCCGACGCTCCATCGGATATTTACGGAAACAACTGTTAAACGAGGGGAACCTCACTCCCCTAAATGTTTAAATCGATGTGACACACTCTTTGTGTTGTTTGTATTGTTTGTATTGTTCCTATCACCCCTTCCGAATTATATTCCTTCTTTGCATTCGCATTCGCATTTCTTTTAGGAGCTCTGTGCTCAAAACCGGTTTGTTTTTCGGTTTCAATTGTTTTCCATAATTCTTCTATTTTGACAACTGCATTTTTGAACCATTCCTTATTTCGCAAAACAAGCACACAGCTGTAAACGTCAAGTCGCCAGTAAATGTTCTTTATCCACGTTAGATTATCATGCGTGTTTATGGTTTCTTCAAACCACGCATCAAATTCCGTCTTGGTTGTAATGTCCAATGGAGCATATTTATAAAACGGTTTCTCATCTTTTGCAAAATACACAATAACGCCTCGTCTTTTTCCATTCAAATTATAATTCCAGTTTGAAGAATCGTTTGTTTCATCCGAGTCCGCATTAAATGCATCTTCATCTTCATATTCGGTAAATTTCGTTTCTTCAAAGTCGCATTCCGGTAAATTGCAAACCTCCATTTGAATCTGCATTTGAATCCAATAATCTTCCTTTGGAATTCCAGTAATCTCTCTAGATACAACATTCTTTATTTCGACCAAGCGACCGTAAAGCGGTGACAACGGACACACATTTATTCCATCCGGCGAAGCTCCAATAAAGTAATAGTTTGAATTTGGATGTCGAATACAGCCAAATTCTTGGACTTTTGTGCCATTTATTTCCTCATAGAGCTGTTTTGAAAGCACTTCATATTTTTGACCCCAGTGTAAAGGCGACTCTGTGTTGACGCGGCTGTATTTTGTCGGGTCAAATGGCATGCATTTTTCGTATATGAGCTGATTTTGCACAGACTGTGAACCAAATGCTTTCCACACTGAACTTGCGGTAACGAGTCCGTGACGGTGAGAATACCATTCATCCTTTTTTTGCTCTGGCTGATAAAGCGACTCTAAGAATTCTATTTTTTTTTTCATTTTTTCCAAGTTGGGAGACTTTCTTATAAATGAATACTTGTATGAACGGTGTGGACGAATAAATTTAAAATAGTCGTGCATTGCCACATTTATTAATTCTTCAATTTGACACGACATGACTGTTTCATCTTCGTCTTCATCGCAGTCATTGTTTTCGCCGGCGTAGTCGTCGTCGTCGTACATTCTGTAGTTGATAGAAAAATGCAATATGGATTGCACGTGGTCATACAGAATAGTTTCAAAATCAGGATTACTGAATAAAAGAGGATTCGATTTAATAAATTCATCAATTAAAATCAATACCTCTTCGTGTAACAATCCCAAATCATCATCTGATAATGTTGGTTCTTCTATTTCCATTGCATCATCATCATTGTAGTCGTTGTTGTCTTCCTCGTTTTCATTGTCTTCCTTGTCCTCCTCATTAGGTCCGCCATCCCCTTCTGAATGTGTGATTGACGCGATATTCATCATTTTTTCAATATCTAACAATGTGAGAGTGGTTTGGGTTGATTTTGATTTTTTTATTTTTTGTGTTTTCATTATGCGTTCAATGATTTTATTAAGGTAGTGTGGTTAAACTGGTATAACAATTTCTTTTTAGATATTTTTTATAATCAATTTTTTACTTATTATACTTTATTTAAATAAAAATTGATTATAAAAAATAAATATAGATAATTTACAACATTGTATACTAGCTTAAAAAAATGGGTGCTTCAGCTTCGTTTTCTAGAGATGCAAATTCGTCGTCATCGTGCTTGATAGTTTCGATTGATGGAAATATTGGTTCGGGAAAAACAACAGGCAAGGCAAAATTGAGAGAATATATAATGTCGTTGAAAAAAAAGAAGGAAGACGATTCTATACTATTTGTAGACGAACCAACGGGTGACTGGGAACAAATCAAGGATGAAAACGGCGTTCCCATTTTAACAAATTTGTACCTTGACGTTAAACGGTTCGCATTCAGATTTCAAATGATGGCATACATTACCAGGCTGCAAAAAATAAGGCAAGCATTGAAAACGCCAAATGTTAGGCTGATTGTTACAGAGCGCTGTCTTTTAACAGACGCACACGTCTTTGCCAAAATGCTTTATGATTCCAAAAAAATCGAACAGGACGAGTACGACATTTACATGAGATGGTTTGATGAGTTTGCAAAAGAGGTTGAGCCATCGTGCATCATATATTTCAAAGCAAGCACAGAAGTGTGCATGAATAGAATTCAGAAAAGAAATAGACCGGGAGAAAGTAATATTGGGTTTGAATATTTGGAAGATTGCAATAGGTATCACGATGAATGGTTGAACTCTGTTCCTTCAAAAATTACAATTCCGACGCTGATTTTAAACGCAGAGGTGGATTCAGAATTGTATGACTACAGTGCTGACATTTATCATTTTATCAACAGTTTGCGCGCTTCAAGAACGGTTGGTGTTATGCATCGTTTGAAAACTTATATTGATGGCAACCGGTTCAAAATGTATTCTCCGGAGGAGAAGAAAAACGCGGACAATTATTATGGTTGGTACCAGGAACCGCCGTCGCCGACATATAAAGATTCTCGAGAAGACCGAATGAGATTGTTAAAACTTGGACACGCATCTTATTTACATTTTGATGCATAAAATATCGAGAACTTTTCGAGGTTTATATTTTAATATGTCTAATTCTCTCAAAGTTGTTGGAAATAATTCGCGACCATACACATCTTGAAGGAGGAGCCATTCAAACATTCCTCCGTTGTAAATATATACGTGTTTTGCTCCCAATTTAACAAGTTGTTCATATTTTGAATACACTTTTTCATCATTCGAATTTAATCCGTAAATTATTATTTTCGTTTTTTTTGAATTTGTTATAACATCATTTATAACTTCTTCTTCTTCAGCTATTGGAATTGTGTTTGGAATTAAACATGTCTGGAACATGGGGTCGAGCGTGTTGATTATTGCATATTTATTATTATTATTGTTGTTATTATTATTGTTATTATTGTTATTATTATTATTATAAGAATGTTTACACACCATTTGCATGTCTTCATAATTTATTTTAAATTTTGAGTTACTTGCTCCCATGAATAAATTTGTTTGTTATTATAAGTATTTAAAAATGAATATGAATATGTATGAATATACAAATTCATATTTAATAAGTATTAATATTCATTAATAAAAGATATTTATTATTTATTATAATAAATATGTTGTAAAAAATATGTTGTAAAAAGCATGTTTAGTCTACCTTGCATACATGAGTCCACAATTTCCACCCACAAATGTGATCATATTGTATCTCTCTTCATAAATTGTCAAATTATAATTGTAGTCGTAAATTCTCCATGTCGGCTTATTGACGCCAATTGGAACATTGGTTTCCGGGTCACAAATTGTCAAAAAATTTGCGCTTGGATCTAGCGGAGGATAAAATGTGGTAAATTCAAGCTCAATTGTTGAAAACTTGCTTGTGTTTATCGCGCCCGATGGTTGAAAATCTCTTGGGTCATTATTAAGGCAAAAATTGTAAACATAAAGTCCATCTGGAGCAGAACCACGACCACTCGTATATTTTTCGAGGTAGTTATAAATTCCCGCATCTAGTACATTCTCTCTGTATTTTCCATCTAATAAAATGCCGCAATTTAACAATATATCTTTTTGATTTTCGACGCTGAATGACTGTGTCATGAAAAGTCCGGTAGGTTCATTTAACACGGGGTTCCATCCGGGACCATAGCACCCCACAATTGATGGGTCATCACAAACTGGCGGAGTCCACGGACACACGTATGTTGGATCGGGGGCTAAATCGTGGGGCGCAGGAATCAATCCGACCGGTTTATAATTGTAAGCCCAATTTGAATAATTGCTCCATTCGTTGCGCAAATAAGCATCGCTTCTTTGGAAAAAAAACATCCAAGTGCTTACCATTCCGAGCGTGCTTTGCAACCACACGCGCCGACTTCCAGTTACATTTTCATAATTCCACTCGTAAATGGACTTGATGAGATATTGTTGGGGCATGGATGCAAATTGTTTGGACTCGTCGGCGGAGAGGAAACAGTACGTTGACATGAGGTGAATGTCTGCGTTCCAGTCGCTTCGTGTTGAACTGTAATTAAGTTCAACGTTTGGAGGAGGTTGAATAAATCGATAAAACTGTTGCAAATTGTCGTTGAAATTTGGTTGAATGTAATTTGGAGTCGTGTATTCTGGAAAATAAGACGGCAGCGTATTATCTCCCGTGTTTACGTTGGAAACGTCACGAATTACAAAAAGTTCTCTCACGGGACGAAAAGTGATGTCGATTTGAAGCGTATTGTACTGCAATGCAACCAACGGGAATGCCATTTTGCTGCTCATTGTAAACCAAGCATTAATGGGAATGTAAAGTTTTCTAAATCGTATAGATGGTTCAATTCCTGCCGGGTTATTTGTGTAATTGTAAAATGCATTTGGGTATTTTCCATTGTTGGTTGACGAGTATGCAGGGTTATTCAATTCCGATATATTTCCGGTCATTCTATTATAGAGTTCGCGCTCTGTCCCGTTGAAATTGCGCTGAACGAGTGCAAGCAAATAACCACCCGTAATTTTTTGAAGTGTTTGTCCTCCAACTGATATTGTAATGTCTTTGATCATT